GAAAGTCACCGCTACACAGGCCAGCCTACAGGCATCGTTTAGTCAAATCAACCGCGAATGGATGCAGCAATCCGTAGCCAACGCCTATCGCTCTATTGTGCGTAACACGCTGCGCATGATGGCCGATGATCGCTACACGCCAGAGCAGTTTTTGGTAAACGTAGCGCGAGACACGGAAGATCCGGTATACGAAGCCGTTACAGCAGACTTATTGCGCGTTCGATACAAGATTGAGATTAACGCAGGGTCGATGCAGCCACTGACCGAGCAGTTAGAGCGCCAAGATGCGCTGCAACTGTTCAACTACACTATTGGCCTACCGGAAATTAACAGGATTGAAGCGATTAAGGGGCTGTTGTCCACATTTAGAGTCCAAGACCCCGAAAAATACCTTGGAAACCAAGAAGACGGCGATACGATCAAGGCGGCAAACCTTGAAAACGTAGCCTATCTGATTAATGGCGGTGATCCGGGCGTAACACCGAACGAAAACCACCAGTTACACATACAGTTACACGGCCAAATACAACAGTTGCCACAATTTCAGCAACTATTACCACAGCAACAGCAGCAAGTGTTGCAGGTCGTGCAAAATCACGTTGGTCAGCATCAGCAATTCTTACAACAGATGGCACAGGGCCAAGCGCCGTCAGCCCCATCTGAATCAGATCGTTCTGAAAGTGAAGGCAGTATTATATCGTTGGTGCGTAGCCAAGCGCAAGAAGTTAGTCAGCAGTTACAAAATGCACCGGGGCAAGGCTAACGTATGGTTTTTCACGATTACGAGTGTACAGAGTGCGGACATCGGCAAATAGATGTGCCGTCCACGACCAGCGCACAGATACAACGCATAATACCGTGTAACCAGTGTGATGGCACGGCGCGTATGATTTTTGTAACCAGTAATTTTATACACAGCTCGCACTCCGGCATGTATGGAAAATTTCACGCTGGATTTGGCGAGGTAGTTGAGTCATACAGCCACAAACAAGAACTATTAAAGAAATACAACGTGACAGAAAGTGCTGACCCTGTTGGTGGTTCGCGATGTCACATAGGATCTGACGTAACCAATGCTGCTCCGCGCAATACCGAACCTGCTGGATTTGGGACTACGCCCGAAGAAGCGGTCGCTGCTGCGGAAAAAGCATATAACGAGGAGAAGTAAGCAATGTCCGAAGCTGTTTTAGACTTGGACTCCGGTGCTGAAGACTCGTCACCCGATACGGGTTCATCCAGTGAGCAGCCAACCAATGAGGTTGAACTGCTTACAGATGACACGCCTGTATCGGCACGGGACAACGGTGATGGAAACTCTAATGGCGAAACATCGGATTTTGACCCGGAACGGCACGATTGGCTGAGAGGCGATGTCGAGTCTGTTCCAGAGCAATACCGAGGGTTAGTCCCTCTTGCAAAAAATCTACAGGCGCAATTTACGCGCACACAGCAAGACTTGGCCGAGCAGCGGCGAGAGCTACAAGCCCAACAGGGCGAGTGGGCAAACCGTGTGCAGCAGATGGCCGTGCCACAACAGCCGCAGATTGATCCTATACAGGAGATGCGGAACAACCTATCTGATGAAGATGCGCGAGGGATTGATGCCGTTGAGCAGATTATACAGCATAGGGTTGGCACACAGATGCAGCAGATGCAAAACCAAGTCGCGCAGTTACAACAGCAGTTGTCTCATGCAAACCAATACGTCCAAGGCCAGCAAACGGCTTACATAGATTCGCAGGTACAAGAGGCGCGTAGTGAGTATGGAGGCGATTTAGACAACTACACCGATCAGATCGTAGCCACTGTTCGCATAAACAATCCGCAGACAGGGCAACCGTATACGGTCAGAGAGGCGTATGAGTTACATGCTGGGATAACAGCGCAAAAAGCAGCTGAATTACGGCAAAACGATAGTCAAGCTCGTAAGTCCAGCAAACGTGCTGTGCGTTCATCGTCTGGAGTAGATGCAAGTGAGGAAACTGGCCCAATGACCGACAGCGAGGTGTTGTCGGGATTAGCCAACTTAGGATTCGATTAGAGGATAAAGTACAATGGCAGCAACATCTACGACAGAAACTTGGGATGCTGCTTGGACGCTAACCATGCGAGCCAAGCGCAAGGAACTTACGGACAACTTCTTTTCGGCGTATCCCACGCTTGAAATGTTTAGAAGTGGCGGTGCGTTAGTTACCGAAAACGGCGGCAAAGAAATTCAGTGCGATCTTATGTATGCTGGGAATAGCGCACAGTATTTCAGCGGCTACGATGTCCTTAATACGGACGCTGTAGACGGTATTACGGCGGCGTTTTATCCGTTCCGGTATGCGGCAGTGCCTATTAC